CAGGTTACTGGAACTATGATTCGTCTGAGTTTGATCGTGTCGCACCTCTTCTGGATGACGACGAAGCTATGGAGGCAATTTGGAAGAAGCAGTATTCTCTTGAGGATCTTGTTGCTTCTGATAAGTTCAAGTCTTATGAAGACCTTGAGAATCGTCTGAAGATGGTTCTGGGTCAGAAGCGATCTGCTCCTCGCATGGATGAATCCCTTGAGGATGAGAGTGAAGGTCGAGGTTCTTTCACTCCTAGTTTTGAGTCAAGCAAACCCTCTGCACCTGAAGCAGACTTCAATGCTCCTGACATCACTCCCAAGTCTTCCTCTAGTGAAGACGAAGATGATGCTCTGAGTTATTTCCAGAAACTCGCTGAGGAGTGATTACTCAAACAACTTAATATTATCTGCTTTCTTCATGGTGGGGCTCACATATTGAGTTCCACCTTTTCTATATGGCATTAGCGCATCTATATCATCTGTTATTACAGGAAGATATCTTGCCTTTAAAACGTAAATGTTTCTTTTGCCATCTTGGATTTTTGCTTCATACTGATAGTTTGTTACTGCTTCAGTGACGTTTGTTCTTGTGACCGTTTGACCAAGGATAGAGTCATAAAAAGTGACTGAGAAATCAGACGGAACGATCAATCCTGCTTTTGCAACAACCACACCTGCTTCATTAGCTACCCCAGTGCATTCGTAATGATGAACCTTACCGATTGTCTCATAATCACCATACTTATCAAGTAAAAAATCATCGAAATCAGACTGCTGTAATGGCCACTCTGTTTGAATATTGAGAATATTATTTGATAATAATACCACCCAATCAAGAGTTGGATCTTTATAAAATTTATTCGCTACATTATCAGGTCTCTCATCACCAACGATTGTATATTTGGTAAAGAATGTTAAATCGCTAAAAATATCTTCTCTTAATTTTGCTCTCTTGAAAATATTTTTTACTTCCTCATAATTAGAGATACTATTATCTCCTGGTTTCCTATTGACGTATTGGAAGTTTGGAACTTGTCTGAAGTAAGGTTTAGCCATTAGAATCCCATGGTTGAGGTATTTACATTTTCATTAATATCGTCATTATAGATAGGTTCAATTTCATCAAACTGCATGTCAATTCCATAAGATGTCATTGAACCATTTTGATATGTCATAAAACTTCCATCAGGTGCATAATTAACATTAAAACCTGTCAATGCACATGGTTTAATCTTATTTAAGAATGGATGATCAGTTCCTCCATTAAAGATATATCTAATTTCATAAAGGTCGGGTGGCAATATAAAGTTACTACCCTCAGTTCTTTTCACTGCCATTGTTTTTTTAAAGGTCTTTATAATTTCCCTGATAACTGATGCTTCTTTTGGATCTCTTGGTGTGAATGTAAAAGTATATCTAAAACTTCTAAGTTTTGGTCCTTGGAAAAGAAGTTCAAGATTAGGATTAACAACTATACCTGTTCTTCCTAGAAGATTTGCTCTAACTGCTTGCCCTGCAAAATAAGATTTAATAAAAGATCCTGTTTGTTTATCTTGTAATAAATCCCGAGCCGCTTCTATTTGACCGCCTAAGGCACCTGAAAAGTTCCCTTTTTCAATTTCATTGAATGAATTAATTGCCGCAGCTCCAAATCTTTGTTGAATTGGATTTAATTCATCTTTTCCCCAACCTACCGCATTGGTCTCAGATATTGTTGGAGTCATCGGTAAGAATATCATCGGACCGGTAAACTCTTTTGGTCTCTTAGTGACGGGTGTAATGCCACTTGAATCGTCTCTTATTGATGATTGAGAAAGAGAGGGAACATATTTAAAAGGTTGAATTTTTATGTAATCATAGGTGCTATCTGATTGATTAAATGGGTAACGTAAAACATAGTCAGAAGCTTCTACTTTTGTCTCTCCAAGAGGTGAGGCAAATGAGGTTGTGGCTGCTGGAAGACCTGCTGGTGATGGTACGGTAGATCCTGTATCAGATGTGGATTCTTGATCAGTGGTGTCAGTGGCTTGATGAGGTGATCCATTCATTTCATTATATGCAGTCACCTCTTCAGATGTGGTTGCAAAATTACTTTTTACACTTTCTACTTGTTCTTTTGATGTGTTTAGTAGTGCTGCTGATCCTGCTTGCGATTCAAGTATATTTCCATTCGCTTGTCCGATTGTTGACAAGTCGTAATCATATCCAGTAAATTCTATCGTATTTCCTTTTTTTTCACCAATTATAATTCCTTTACTTGATGAGGGAGACTCATATGCTAAAACTGTGGTTTTATATGTGCCATCACTATATTTTCTCACAGTCGTGGCTACGGTGAACTTTACACCATTTACAACAATATTACTTTTCGGACTAGTCTTCTGAGACATCAGACACAGTTTTTTACTTATTTAGTTAGGATGTTTGCATATGGTATAGATCTTAAATAATCTATTTCATCATTCTCTACAACGTGTAGGAATCCAGCGACCTCTTGCCAGGTGTAATTTCTTAAGGTTCCCCAATGGTAGTTCAATCCTCTGAATCCCCATGGTAAAATTTCTGTGCAAGCAATCAAAGGGAACTGATCAAACTTTTTGTTTGCTGTTTTAGCAAGGTATATAAATGTATAATATTTTCCAACATCAGGTATGATTTCAGTTTGATTGAAGACACTTAAAATTTCAAGCATGATTGACTCGGCGTCAGTCAATCCCTCAATTTTTTCTCTTAGTTCTTGAGTTCTTTCTGACATTGCTGATTCCTAATTCTTCTTCAGTTATGATCTTAAATTCAATTCTACGATCAGCACAGAAGTCTTCTGCTGCTTTCCATTTTGCTTGGTTTACCGCATAGGTTTTCACTTCATACAAAGATGATTTATTTGTTGGGGGTTTGGTTTGTTTTTTAGGTTTCACCTCAACAACATAAGTTTTTATTTGACCTGCACTTTCTTTGACTTTTATGATAAAATCAGGAAAGTATTTGTGAACTCTTCGATCTACAGGAGAGCGGTATGGTATCCAAAATTCTTCACTGCCCCACTCAAGAATGTTTTCATTTGAATCACACCACTGACAGAATTTACGTTCCCAATTACTACGACAAATAATATTGTTTGGATTACCTTTATATTTTTTAGGATATGAAGGATAATATCTACTCTTCTTACTTTCTGCCATACATAATATATACGGTAATAATTATTTAGATGCCTGCCGCACCAAGACCAACGCCATTTAGCGTAAGTCAACTTAAGTCAAGGGTATTAGACCTTGCACAAACCTCAGTTTATACTGTAAGATTAGGACAACCTCCTGGATTAGGAGTCTTGGGTGAATTTGAAAATGTCTCTGGGGAAGACATTTTTAACATGGAATTAAGTTGTAATGCAACCAACTTACCTGGATCTGCTCTTGCAACACACGATGTTACAAATGATTATCCAGGAGTCAGAGAAAGATTTGCTTATCGTAGAATCTATGATGACACAATTGATTTCACATTTTATGTTGACAAGGAGTATAAGGTTGTAGAATATCTTGACTCATGGATGAAACTAGTCACGGGTCAGGGAACAACCTTCTCATCTGATGACTATCTGGATTCGAGTAAATATTATAGAATGAATTACCCTAGTGCATATAGATCTGATGGATTGTATATCACTAAGTTTGAAAAGGATACATCTTCTTCGATGACATATCAATTCATTGGAGCGTTTCCAATAAACTTGTCTGCAATGCCCGTTTCTTACGACGCTAGCGAAATACTTAAATGTTCTGTCTCTTACGCTTATACAAGATATATCAGAACACGAAATAAATAATCAAACTGAACACTGAATCATGCCTTTACCAACAATTGCAACTCCTACATATGAGCTTGTATTGCCTTCATCAGGAAAAAAGATTAAATATAGACCATTCCTTGTAAAGGAAGAGAAACTTTTGGTTCTTGCTCTTGAGAGTGAGGATAGCAAAGAAATTTCCAATGCCATTAAAGCGGTATTGAAAAATTGTATTCAGTCGAGAGGTATCAAAGTAGAAACACTTCCTACTTTTGATATTGAATTTCTATTTCTTAATATTCGTGGTAAGTCTGTGGGTGAAGAGATTGAGGTTAACTTGATCGCACCTGATGATGGAGAAACATCTGTTCCTGTCACTATTAATATTGATGAGATCAAGGTTCAAACTAAAAAAGAACACGATAAAAATATTAAATTAGATGACTCTTTGATGATGGAGATGAAGTATCCTTCTCTTGATCAATTTATCGCCAATAATTTTGACATGGGAGCAGAGAATGCTCTTGATCAATCATTTGAATTAATTGCAACATGTATTGATAAAATTTATAATGAAGAAGAAGTATGGAGCACATCGGATTGCACTAAGAAAGAAATGGTTGATTTCTTAGAGCAAATGAATACTAAACAATTCAAAGAGATTGAAAAGTTTTTTGAAACTATGCCTAAGTTGTCTCATGAAGTAGAGATTACTAATCCTAAAACAAAAGTAAAA